AACAGGGTCAGGACTATTAAAGAGTTCAGTAGCTTCACGTCTAAGAGCATCACCTAGAGTCTCAACTCTACGTTCTCCATTAACCCACTGAGTAAATGTATCTACAAATGGCATGAAGATAGATATAAGACCTCCAAGAGTCTCTGGGATTCCTGCATTTTGTAACTCTTTAGCATACTTCATACGTAAAGAGTCCATCTTAATTAAAGCAGCAGTTAAGTTCTCTCTACGATCCAGACTAGTAAGCTTTTCAAACTCTTCATCAGTTAAACTAAGTTCTTCCCTATCCATAACTACACTACGAACAGGGTCCATCAACGCTCCTTCATTTAAAGAAGCTGCTGTCTCAGTCTCTAGTATATTTTGGTATTTTTTATTATAATCTTCTTCTTCCTGTGAATGGAGAATCTCTAAAAACTCAGTAGGTGTTACCATAGGATCTTCAGTTTCACTAAGAATTAGAGAATCAGTCTCTTTATCTGCTTTATCAATAGCTAATATTTGACGAGCTTCTGCTTCACCTCCCGGGCGATGGGTAATTCTAAGCCAATCTACAAAACTACGAGCTTCTGATGTATTAATACGCTCATCAGCTATAGTTGCCAGAGTAGCTAAACGCATAGACCGTTCATCAGGCACTTCAGGTACCTGTTCTACAGGAGTAATAGATAAGCTATCAGTAACTGGAGTTAATCCCATCTAAATGAGTCCTAATTGAGTTCCAATTTTAACAATACTGGTACGTTTATCAAAAATAGTCCCACCAATTGAAGCGATACCTTGACCAATTGCTCCTTGATTACGTAGTTGGACTGCTTGATTATTAAAGATAGTAGATTGTGCAAATTCTTGTCTAGCTGCTAGAGTAAAACTGCTAGCTTGATGTAAGAAACCTAGACCAGAACTTCCTTGAGAGATAATACTTCCAACACCTCCTTGGAGAGAGCCACCGAAACCACCAGTTTGAGCTTCAGCCCTTGCTACAGCAGCTGCACGTTTTATGCGAGTCTCTCTAATTAACTGCATCTTCTGTCTTCGTACTTCTATCTTATTTTTCTTTTGTTGGAGTTCAAGCGCTCTACGTTGTGCATTAGCAGCTTCTTCTTGTAAATCAGCAGCTTTATTCTGTTTTACTAAATTAAATATTGTCCCGCCAATTGCAAGACCTAAACCAATTACTCCTAAGATGCTACCCCACATTATACTTATAGTCCCGCATTATCTGAGAAGTGGACGGCCCATCCATAAACATCAAAGTCTTTTCCTGCTTCACTATCAAAGTACAAATGTAAAGCTTTGCCACTTCCTCGTACTTTATTACGTGTCATTGTAACGGGAAAGCCACTATCAAAGTCTAGAGATGTTGGAGTCTTATCATAATCTTTTAAGATACGATAGATTTGTTTACGTCTACCCCACTTTGAGGAATTACTATGATCAGCGAAGTCCCATCGTGCTTGCATGTAGCAACTAGAAGGGTTCTGTAGTACGTGATCTGCCCCGCTGAGTACGTATCCCGTTTCTGTACGTTTAGAGTATACAAAGATATGAGGCGTCTGTCTACGCATCGTTATATTGCCTTCTAGAAGGTACCCAGTTTCGAAGTAACTACTAAAGTCAACTCCTGTTCCATCCTTGCCTTTCCAATCTACAAAGGTACTATCATTTAATAAGGAGAAAGTCATTTCACTTTCACCAGTACCGGGAACTGCTGTGATAAATACGGTAGTTGTTTGTCCACCTCGTATAACGTCTACATCTGCAATGACGGTATTACCTGAAGACTGTTGGATAACTGTAGTTCCAGATGATGCTTGTATAACAGTATCAGTTATACTAACTCTACTAATAGTGGGTAGAGTAAAGATACCAAAGACATAAGGGGAGTTACTAGCAAGTTCTCCAAATGACCAAGGATAAAATCCACCTATGTTAGTATCAAAGATTAAAGCTCTATCAAACTTGAATCTGTAATTGGTATCATTACCATCTGAGTTCCATCCCCAAGTAACTCTACCAGTAACAGAATCGTATGAACCTTGTGCATACGTTTTAGAAGCAGCAGGAATATCATTATCATAGTATGTTTGAACAGTTTGTTTAGTTAGTGATTGAGCTTCGATACGATCAGTTACTTGATTACGTCCGATGCTATAAATACCTCTATCACTCCACCAGATAGGAGTACCTTCAACATCAACAATAGTCCGTTTGCCACTAATACCAACAGAGCTTACCTTAGATACACTATAATCTGTAGGTGTAAACCCAGTTCCAGCACTTCCACTAACCTCCCATAAACCATTATCTGCGAAGACTAATAGAGATTCTCCAGTTACTCTTAAACTTACTATATTTCCAGCTTCAGGAATAACAATTACACCGCCATCAGTATCAACAAGATCACTAATTTCCTCAGAAGTAGGATCAGCTTCTTGGTAACATCTAGAAATATTAGCTTCATCTTCAATAATCTGACTAAAGTAAAGGTGACCACTAATAGTTGCTTCTGGAGGACCACCAAACCATGCACGTCCAGCATAGAATACAGTAGCTTGAGGACGAGTAGATGTAGTTTCTGTAGCAATACCTGATAGTCCTGATGCAGTATCCCTATCTTTATTGAATGGATCAAGGAGATAGTGACCACGAGGTGCACGAGTATTACCAAAGAATATTTTAGTTAGTTCAGAAGGATCAAAGTCATCACTACTATCCTTAGCTACCCACCATTGTTTATTATTACCGGGATATTTTGATTGGCTACTATAGTAGGTAGTGATTGGGTTAGCTACTGAACCACCCGGACTGACCCAACCCTGATTATTTAAGTTATAATTATGTGTGGTAGAGAGGGAAGAGGGTTCTTCATCAATACTTAAAGAGTCATCTACACCATCAAAATCTCTAATTTGTATTCCAATCTCAGTGTTAGTTATAGAATCACTAGCTGCAGTATATGTAACATAAAATGGTTTAAGTTTCTTGGAAGCTACAAATAGGAAACCTTTACCACTAGATACTGAGACTTGTTCTGAACCTACATCAGTAGCTCCGGGGGCTGCAAAGGAAGCTAAGTTAGTTGTAAATGATTTAATATTACCCGATACTGGTTGACTACCTATATCAAAATAATATAAAGTTGCGTTAGCTTGAACAACTAAGAAATGCTTATTACCATCACCAGCTACTTCACTCCATTCAAAACAGCCTACAGCTTTAGTTTGCCATTCACTTTCTGTAACATTCTTATTAGTTAAAGAGGAACTACTCTCATAGTTGATGCCTAATCGCCTACGTATATCCCCTTTCTTATCGAAGATACAGTTAATAGCATCCTTAACTGCATTCTCAGGAAAAGTCAAGGGAGTAGACTCAGTAACTAAACCAGCTACAAAAGTATTATAGACTTTTAGTGCATCTTTCTTAGGCATCTATTCCTCTTTTTTAGTTTTATTAGAAACCTTTTTAGTTTTTAGTACAGGACGCTCTTTATGTGCATTACTGCTGATGAATATAGAACTAATGTATTTATTACCAGCAGCTTCTACATCAGATACATTAGTATAAGCTCCGTTTAATACTTCAGGTAAAACTCCACCCTCTTTAAATTGAAAATGCATGAATCCATACGGGTTCTTACTTATAACTTGTAGTGTTTTATTCTGTGTCTGCCACTCAAGCCCGTCTACGAGATATCCGTCCATAATTAGCCCTTCCATAATAGTTACTACTAGATGAAGCTACATTGTGCCTATCAGATTGCCAACGTATCTTCTGCCTTAGTGACACTTGTTCAGCTTTAGGATTAGCTCTTTGATTTATTTCTACATGTGCCACTGACTTTGCTTCATTCAATAATAGTGGAAACAGGTTTACATCTATATCAGGTACAAAGGTATCAGACATAGTAAACGTAGGTTCTTGAATAGCCCATACCAGAAACTTACTAGTTTGTAATGTGCTGTCCACAGTACTATCGTATGAGTCAAAGATTAGATAAGCATCATCAAAAGATGTATAATGTTCTGGTGCCTTATCATTTTGAACTAGTACTTCTCCATTGTCTACAGCAACTGTCACTATTGTAGAGTCAGAAGAGTTACGAGATAAACTCATAGCTAAGAAATCTTTTGGTTCCATATAAGGAATAATTTCATAGTCTTTATCTGAGTCTCCAGATTTAATTTTATTATATCTTACTTCTTCTATTCTATGTATTCCATCTGGAATTAACATGGTTGTAGGTTTAGCTGTATCACCCAATGCAGTTAATGCAACAAGTTTTCTATGTTCAGGTATTTCAATATCATTAATTAAATCATAATAAGCATCACGAATTATGTACGCAACTTGTTCAGACTCAATAGTATCTGAAAAAGTATTAACAGAATCAGCATCCATTGAACTTAGGATACGCTGTGTCATATCTAAAAGAGTTAATTTTGGCATTAGATATTATTCCTCAAAGTCCTGTATTAGTTCTTTCTTGTTACTATGTTTTTGTGGTTTACAATCACAAGTCTCAGGATCACAAGTGCATCCCCTTTTCCCACACTTAGGGCAGATATTATCTTCTAGTGGTGACTTATATATACTCATTATATCTTCTCCTCATTTGAGGGTTGTCCGGGGAAGAGTACAGGCTTGCCGTTAACCCAAGAGGATACTACACCTAGAGGGTAAGCATTTACTGAAATCATACACTCATATTTAACAAATCCTACCACTGCACGAGGATCTGTAGGGGCTACAAAGATAACTATAGTGTCAGGATCATAATTAGATTCGGGGGGTGTAGCATTAAATGCAGCCATAAAAACTGTAACCTTATCTCCCTTTAAAACTGAGTGCTTGGTAGATATGAGGGGGTTGCGGTCAAGGACATCTGAAACCCACTCATCCATAGTTAGGTGCATAGGGCATTTGTCAGTAGAAACAGTAGCAGTAGGGGGAGTATCTTCCTCCTCTACTGGGGTAGTAGCACAACTTGAGAGGAATATAGTAGCTGCAATTAATATAGGCCAGAGTCGAATCATTTTGATTTCCAATCTTTCCATGCAATATGCGCTCTAAATAGCACAACAATAAGTGTTACAGATACGATGCCAAACTGCGCCCATGCTTCAAATATCTGCGCCCACCAAGGTATTGTAATAGCGGGGGTAGCTATAGCTGCATCAATAATTAACTTTTCCTTCTCCACCATTACTTTGCTCCCGTTGGTTTATGTGAGCCATTGTGCATGTTTTCTAGTTTAGATAGTTGTTTCTCTATCGAAGTTAACCGCGCACTAAACTCTCCCATCTCTCTATTAAAAACCTTTAGTTCCTGTGGTGAATTTATACTCTTTAGTGTATCAATTTGTAAGGAATGTTTAGCCCTTTCGGATTCAGCATTATCAAGACGGGAGTCGAATACTATTCTATGATCTTCAAAGCGTTTAATAAGTTCATGTAAGTCTTCCATTACTCTTGACAGGTTTGATTTGACTACGGCATATCCACCGGCAATAGTAGCCAATACCATGATCCCTTGTATTGCGTGACTAGCAGTTAGTTCCATTATTTTGTTGCACCTTGTTCAACCGCATACAACAGCCACCACACTAACCCTGATATAAAGCAAATAAGGAATAATGCTTTTCCTGATTCAATAGCAACCTTTTTATAAAACTTCCTATCTTCGTCTGCCTGTTCCCTAGCCCTCTTCTTAGACTTCTTGATTGCTTCCTTACGTTCCTTAATTCTTTTTGTTTGTTCCTCTTTAATGGAAGACCAAGTGCCTTTTCCCCACTTGATGTCTATCTCTTTTGCCAGACCTTGTAGTGCTAAATAGTTCTGTTTCTCTGCTAAGACATCGGTGGCAACTGCCGAGATTGATGTATCGTCATCATAATCTTCATCTCCAGCCCGGATGCGAAGGACTTGTTGCATCCTTGTCTTCGGCTTCTTCTTTTTCTTATTAGGGGATTTCTTTGCATGTTGCTCCTGATTGTGGAATAGGTCACCTAACGCATTGCCTATTTGCTGCACATCTTTTGCAGTTTTTAATACCCCTTTGACGGCAGCTATAGAGGCGGCAATGGTAATTGGATCCATTTAACATCCTCTTATGGCTTCGACGGCCAACTTGGACTAGCAGGATTAGCCGTATTGGCTGGCAGATCACGAAGCGTCTGACGGTAGGTCTTCATGTTGTCAGCTAATGTCGTGTCTGACATGGCATGGAAGTCTGTCTCAACCAAGCGTTGGTTACGTTCAGAGCGTAACGCCGCCCACTTACTTGCAGTCTCGTCAGCAGCTAGTTGATCTGTGTCTTTGACAGGTGAGTCACCTGACACATCCCAGTATGCAAGGTTATTATCTAAGCCCTCAACTACCTTGCCACCAAAACTGACAACGTGAGCATCAGCGTCTGCTTTAAGATCGAAGTCTTGATATTTAGTAACTGCACCCTTGTCGTGAGTTACTACGGCTGTGAATTGTCGCATGTTAGTTTCTCCTGTTATAAAATTTAAGCATGAGACACTCCCCAAGTTGTCATCCGACCCTCGTCTAGGGTGCCATCAGGCGGGAAAATCTGAAACCTATCTGTAGTGATAATAGCTTTTCTAACCCCCGCCCCGTGGATGGGTACTATATAACTGTCATATGTATAGCCGATCCATGTCATGCTGGGCCAAGATGATGATCCCCCTAAATTTAAATTAATAGTGAAGTGCGACGCTTCACCAGATACATTACCTTGCCCCTCTGTACCTAAGTGTATCTCTGAATCA